GTGCGAAATACTCACGCAACCTACCACCCAGACAGTACCTTTTTAGCGACTTGCCATACTGGCCCGTTAATTGCTATATGCCGGACAGTAACTGCCCATACTCCTCTCCGAACCCATCCCTAAACGCATCAGTTGCATAATCATAAAAATCAAGCCTCTGCCGGTAATTGGTCGGATCATCATAGGATAAAAGTACCGGCTCAATGCCCCGCGCCCGCACAACACCACTGCGCTTGCCACGTTGCCCAGCCTTATGCGTACCTGTCCGAGCGATCTTGCCAACAGCCTTGCGGCGGTAGACACCAGGATGCAAGCCAGACGGGTCACTACCAGCAACCTGGAAATAATCCCGCTCCTTTTTATTGCGCTTACTTGACTTATTGGTCAACGCAAATGAGTACCCACCAACTCCCTTATTACCAAGCACACTAAGGATCTGTCTGAGTTGTCCAGGATATATATTACCGTACTTATTAAGCTTTGCCCCTCGCGCTGGCATCAACCAGCCAATACCCAAAGCGCGCTCGAACCCCTTAGATGATCGCTCACCTCCCTCAACTTGCGCAGTAAGATAGTGCGCCCCCATCCTGTCAGGTTGCCGGAGATAGATAGTTATAACAGGAGGATTGCTGGTTGTAATCTCAAACCGGGTTGAATTAATGGTGTATGGCGTTGGGTTATCAAACGCCTCGCCGATAGCAGCCTTGATCTCCGGCATAACCCAGCCAAAAGCAGCACTTTTGGCTGCTCGTAACATCAACTGAGGATGCGCCTCAATAAGCTCCTCAAAAAAACTCTCTGAAAAAATATTGTAATCAATCATTGCTCTTCCTCATGAGGTAGTATTGGTCCAGTGCCTTGACGATAACTGTCGTCTGATTAGTCTCTTTCTTCAATTTGTCAACCAATTCACCAGGGAGGCGAAAACTCCTCAGCTGTCGATTTGCCTTACCATGTTTATACTTCTTTTCTGTTTTCATTTGCGCTCCTGTTGTTTTTTGATTTGTACATACAAATCAACATAGCTGATCTTGCGGCACTTGTACATACATTTATTATTCAATCTCTTTCTGTCAAACATCCTAACAGCTTGCGAAGCAACACGTCTTGTCCAGGTGTTCCCCGCACGGGGACACTCCATGTGAGGGGGTACGGGGGAGAGTAAAAAAAAAGATATAAAAGTTAAAAATAACTCTTGATGATGAGTTAAAAATTATCTATTATAGAGACAGATCAAAGAGCAATACAAACCAAAACCAAAACCAAAACCGGAGCCAACCATGAAAGTAATGACCAAAGCACATCAGATCCGCAAAGCAGCCGCCGCAAAATTTAACTGCAAAGTATCTGAGATCCATTTTGGCGAGTGCTTGCGGTTGGCTCATAACAACGAGGAGATTGAAATGAAAAAAATAACCGTATTAGAGGCAGCAAAGCAAGGATTAATCAAGCGAGAGGACGGATCAGCCCTGCCCATATCCTGGGCGGAAACAGGGAAAAATAGAGATCAAGTGATACCGTTTTTTGCCGGTGACAAAATTACCGGTAACGGCGAGACATACACCATCTCCGCTGTGTACTTTAACGACCAAGGCGAGTCTATACGTTACCGGTTCATTGAGCGTCCCGGAATTAACCTGTCACTCGATCAGCTCATCTCTTTTGGAGCCGTAAAGGCGTAATAATCAACCGCCCGGCGCAGGTCGGGCAAGGAGAATAAGATGAATCAATTTGTAATCGGGGACTTTGTGACAATACCTTTAAAAACAAGAGAGGTGCTGGGTTTGGTCGTCGAGGTTGACAACTGTGATGGAAGATGCAAGGGAAACCCGTGGGTCGTTATTAATAGCTTAGACGGGTCAACTCACGCTACCGCGAGAAACCTTAAGACTATGGGCGTCAAGAAATTTGCTACGAAAAAATCCGAGCTTGAAAGGAAGCGACCTGGCCGGGCAAGGAGAACAATTTGACGAAAGAAAAATACACACCTGAACAGGTAATCCGTGCTATTACCAACTGGCAGCATGGGCACAAATACGGACTATATACAACAGCTGGGCAGCTGTTAGGCACAGAAGCCCAGCGTGTCCGCACGCTGACAACACAGGGGAGGCGGGGAGTTATCCCTATAGTCCTATTGCGGCTGCTCATGGCCGCACATCAAGAGGGCATCCTCTCAAATCTCATTGAGAGGATGCATAAAATAGAAATTGAAACGGAGGAAAAACCGTGAAAATGTTTGGTTTTAGAATCACCGACAGAGACGGAGAAGGGCAATGCGAAGAATGCGCAAAATACACACCATACCAACACCTATACGGCGTTGTATCAATCGCAGACATAGAGGCAGCAGATGTGGGTATCGTCCCAAAACGAGACACAGCGGAATATCTATTATGGGAAGAAGAGGTAGGTCAAATCCTCTGCATGGACTGTATAGACAAAAAGCGGGTGAAATGAGGCGATTTTTTAGAATGATTATTATTTTGACCCTCCTTTTTTGAGGAGTAGGGCAGTGGCTATTTTGCCCTGCCTGAACGCACAGGAGGCAGTATAAGAGGGGAGCCGGGGGAAACGAATACCTCCCCACGCATTGTCTACAAAATGCCGGAAATGGTCAAAAGACCTGCTGATATCATCAAGGCTACCGGAAAGGAGTAGGTCATTTTCTGCATGGCCATTCAAAAAAAAGGGGCTAATCATTGCGATCAGCCCCTTTTTTTTGTATCCTGGAAAACTATCTGCGCTTCGCCGCCCGATCCGGTAACCGGAATCGGGCAATCCCATCCAGAACAAGGTGCCCGTCCGGCAGCAGATAAAAAGAATATCCAGCCATGACGAGTGCTTTACCCCATTTTTTAGACAGCAATGTCTTTTTCAGGGCGTAGTGAGTGCTTGGTCTATATCTGCCATTGAGACCGCCAGCGATCACAAAGCGGGCGGCAGGCAGGAATTTCCTAACCCTTTTGCGCAGCTCTTTTTTGTCCAGTAGTAATGGCGAGGATTTAAACCCCGTGTACTGATATGGAGTGGAGAGTATTTCACCGGGCGTTATTGCAACGCCCGGTGAACTCGCAAGGGCAGCGCGGGTCATGACTGTTATAGCAACCGCTCCAAGGGCGCAGGACAGGTCATCCTCATTGCACTCAACCGCCATACCCTTTGCAAGGTACAAGGCTTCACGCTCCCGCCCTATAATCCGCAATTGGTGGGGACTGCCCTTGTATTCGGCTGCAGTCCCCGATTGGATTGCAGCAGCATTTGACAAAGAGAGGTCAATGGTGGCCGCATTGGTTGCGCACGGGAGGGTTAGAAGCAGGGCTGCAATAAATATTAACATGGATCTATTCAATACCTTCGCCAAATGATAAAAACGGGTAAAAGTGAATGATATGCCGTCTTGTAACTAGTTGATATTTAGTTATCCTTGAAATAACTTTTTTGTCAAAAAACGGCCAAGATGCATTTTGGCGAAGGTGTTGATCTATTGAGAGCACATAACGCCGATAGGTGCCCAACTGCACACCGGATCAGGAGTAGCCGGTTTGATAATTTTTTCTACATCCTTACTGCGTCCCCCCCTGGGAGGGGGAGCGGGGGAAAAAACGGCACCTGGAGGGGCAGCAGAAGAGACACCGGCAGCAGCAACCTTGGAAGCTCTTCCGCCCTCTGCCGCGATTGCAGCAAGGCTCTCGGACTCTGGCCCACGGACGGTGTAGTACAGTTCGAATTGCTTTGTCTTTAATTCAGCTCTTTTTGTTCGCTGCTCTTCCTGTTTCGTTTTTTCCATAGCGGTAAGCACACTCTTTTCATCAACCATTCCTTTTCCTGGTACTGCACAACCGTACGAAAAAAGAACCGCTACAACCAAGATGCTATAAACAAATATCTTTTTCATTTTCTTTTACCTGATAATAATTACTAATAAGCCTTCCGACCAACCACGTTACCGGCAGGCCAAAAAGAACAAACAGCCACCACACGCCCATCTCCACACATGGCCGTACCGCAACCGACCTTTTTTGTCTCTCTCCATGTAATTTGTGTCCAGTGACCGCACACCTTACCAGACTGGCATGACCCGTCCCCGGCGTTATAGTTTACACGCTCCCCAGCCCATGCGTCAACGGCCCCGTCACTACTATGCGCACCGAGATACAGATTTTCGCCGTATTTTTTATTGCGCCCTGCATGAGACAGGGCGCATGTCTCGGCCAAGTCCCTTGCCCGGTCCATAGAGAGTATGACAAGATGTTTTGACCGCTGCACAGAGGGCAATTGCAACCGCCCCCTCCACTCGTTAATCTGTCGCAACTGTAAGTTGCCCTCAATGGCGAGACCAGGAACATCTTTAGCCTCTACCGGCACCGGAGCAGGTACTATTTTCAGTTTTTTACCGAGATGTTTGGATCTCTTAAAAACCTCCTTGACACCGGTAGGGGATATTTTTTTGACCTCACGAGCTGCCCCACCGGCCTTATCGAGCACATCATCTGCCTGATCAGTGAGCGCATCAACCTTCGACATCAAAGAGGTCACCTGTTCATTAACCTCATCAACCTGCAGGAGTGTCACAGCGATATCTTCCGCCGTCGCCCGCACCATGTCCTGTGTTTCCGATATTTTTTTGTTACAGGCCCAGCCAGCAGACGCAATCATAAAAGCAATAGCTGCATATCCGATAACATCGCGCAACAGCCCGAACCCTGCCAGAAACGCTGTTTCTGGATTTTCTTTAATCAACCGTTTTATTCGATTCATTTGTTCTCCAAAAAAAAAAAAAAATATATATTATTCAATGGCCTCAATCGCTCCACGAAACGAAGCACTTACAGTTGCCGCCTTATCGCTAGTCACCTGCAAAGCAACCACCGATCCCGCAGGAAACGCATAAGGCATGTCCAGCAGTGGGGTTGCACTGTTGTCCTTAAGCAGCCACTCATCGATGGGGATAAGAATTTCATCCTCCGTATAATCATGCCCCTCGAAAACAGTGCAGCCTAGTTGTATTTCACATCGAGCTGATGTACCGCTGACCGCGCCTGCACTGATATTTTTTACTAAAAGCCGTTTACCTGCCGGGACCATCCGCGCAGAAGAAGAACAGCGTATGCCGTCAGCTACGATCCCAGAATACACCTGCCCACTAGCCGAAAGGGTTATGTTACCTACTGCGGATTTATCACTACCAAAAGCAACCATGTGTAAACACTGAACAAAGCGGATATCAACAGCACTTGTCAAAACCGGAGTAGTACCGCTAAGCAAGATATCCTCGTCCGCATCACCACCATTACCGTCGATGTAATGAATATGAACCTCCCTAATCCCAGTACCACCAGGGCCATCCTCATTGCTGGTACTTGCTATCTGCATTTGCAGTCCACCGACAGGGGCGACATTGATAGAGCCGCCAACAAGTGCGGGTTGTATTACGTTATTTGAGACAGCCCCGCCTGTCTCAAAGTATCCGTATGCGCCAAAGTCGCTGGCACCTAGTATCAAACCACGGGCAACGTCATCAAAATACTGATCCCCATCAATCCTGCCGTTTCGTGCCCTTATAATCGTTCTGCTTCCATCTTGATTCTCTACTGGCCATAAAGACATTTTACTACCCCCTTATAAGTAGACTTGTGCCGTTACTTTCGTAGGCAAAGGATTCTCCAGGGAAAAGTATCCCGCCAAAAAGATCCGAGCCCGATCCGGTCATAGTGACCACACCGGTATCAGATTGCCCACGATAAACCCGCCCCTGCTTGGTCGAGCCGCCAGCAAAAAGAGCAGCAGGATCAGGTAAAGCAACAGTGATATCGCTCCCGCCAGCAACTATCTCGACCGTGGAGTCAGTGGGTAAAATCGTATCGGATGCGGTGACCTGCCTAAACGGGCCGACATAGCCCTCTCCTTGCTCACCCTGCTCACCCTGCACACCCTGTGCTCCACCAATAACCTCAACCGTCAAGTCAACATCAGCAAGCCCAACTTCATAGCTACCACACCCAGCAGGCACAAACCCTGTTTCCGACACCGCAAAAAAACCAGCCTGGATACGATTTCCGTCAATAGGTTCGCCGATTGTCAGGCTAAAATCGTATTCCCAGCCCTCTTCAATCCCTGCTGCCACGATATCGGCGGCGTGAATATTGATAGAGATGGTCAGGTCATTAACGGTTATATTGCCGTCCGTGGTATCCTGATCCAGCAGGTAAACTCCGGTTGCATCCGTTTTTTTCTGGACGCGCAGGGTGATTTCTTTGCCAGAGAGAGAAAAGTCAAGTTCTTCAGCAGGCTCAATGGTTACAGCCCATCTCAGATCCATACCCCACGGCCAATAGATGTTGACTGGACGGCCTAAAGCGTCTGTTGAGGTGTATCTATTCATCACTAGTCGGTGGCATTGTATTGTATTATTTTAGCATCTTTCGACAGCGGTTGAGACGGCTTTCAAGTACTAATACCAGGTTTCTCAACAATGCATTGTCAACTTTCAAGGAAAGAATCTCCCCATCATGGCCAATCTTTTTCCAGCATTCACCCCATGACATAGATTCCTCTTGCTGATGAGTTGCTTTTTCATCAACATGACTTGAGGTGTTTGAGGGAGGCGGAAGGGGTTCATCAGGTATCGCGTCGGCATGGTATAGAGCACTGATAGCAATCTCTACATCAGAAGCTACTTCATGGTATGACGGCGATTGACTTACACGCGGAATTAACTTTAACGATCCAGGTTTGAATTTAGGATTATTGACGACCTTCTCGATCTCTGAGCAATACTTGGCAAGCTGCAAAGTCTCATTAGTGCATCTCAATTCATTGAGCTCGTTAACTTCGGCCTCTAAATAAGCAATCCTTTTGTTTTTCTTTCCCACAATAAACTCCTTTTAGTCATTTTCAAGTTTACGCACAGTCAGCGATACCGTTGACTGTGCAGGATCAACAGTATCACTATACGCAATAGAGGTTATTTTTCCCACAAAATTCCCAAAATCAGTGCCGGCCACCTCGATAATATCGCCAGTGGTATACTGCCCTGTATCAGGCCCGGAAACCTGCATATCACGCCAGTAATTGCCGATATTTTGCAGTTCCCACTCACCACGCAGTTGCAGCACGTCGGTGGTGATCGCCAGCGGCTCCGTGATTGGATCCGCTTCAACGCACCCTGATCCCAGTTCGCCGTTCTGATCAATCTGGCACGGGCCTTTTACGACAATAACTTTCATATTTTTTTGATGACTATTTCTATTCGCACCGGAAATTCATCTTCCGAGGTTGCGAGGCTAAGTCCTGCCGGAGGCGTATAAACAACCCGCTGGCACTCAGCGTAATATGTTATCACTGCTTCGACAGGTAATTCCTCTCCCGCAGCGGGAGAGAGGGTGCGGTTGACCAGGTCATACCGCATGGTGGTTTCCGGCACCGTGTACAGGGTAACTGTGGGTGAGTTTTTTGGCCAGTATCCTAAACTGACTGAGGTTGTCTCGGAATCAAAACCTGCACTCTCCTCTCGGTCTCTATCAACAGTTCCGGACTGGATATAACCACCACCGCATTTACTGTGGACCAACACATCAGTGGCAGAGTATCCGTCTGGGCTATTGACCACAAACACCGCCTCTTCACCGGGCAAAAAAGAGGACTTCAGATTCCCCTCGGAATCCAAATTTTCGGCAGCTTCCCAATCCAGTTCAGCCACGCCTTCCTGATCCGTGCCGGATCCGTCGGTAACTGTCAGGACAAACGTTTGTTTAGCCATCCGTCAGCACCAATTGATAACCATCTCCGGTATTAGAGTAGTAAACAAACTCATAATACCGCCATTTATAGGCAATTTGCACGTAATATTCGCCCCCGCTACTAGCGACCAGCTCTTTGCTGTCCGGCCGCCATGTAATCGTACCCGGATCATCGCCCCGGAAATCAACCATGCTGAACCCTTGGTACACCGGACGGGCAGCCGTGGACTTTCCATCAACAAACTGCACCCACTCCGGTTCGCCGTCGTTGTCCAGATAATCAGCAACAACCAGTTTTCCAGAAGAAAGGGTAGTCTCTCCCGATGCTGAATTGACTCGCAAGGAAACCTCAGCCCAAGGCTCTGACCACGCCTGAATATCCTTACCCCCGTCCGTACGGTCAGTTTCAATATGCTGAAGCCCCCCGGTATCATCTCCCGGCTCTGTGCTGTCGCTGACCTGGATAGCATTATACAGTATAGTCGGATCGTCTGATTGCTCAGATAGCTCAACAATGGACAAGGCGGCAAAGGTGGCATCAGGCACGGCCTTGGAATCAGGCATAACCGGAGTCTCTTTGCGGATAATCAACGCCCCGGAAGGAGCCGACTGAGGCAGCACGCCAATCACGTTGCACACAGTCCTGATAATATCAATCGGGGCCTGCTTATCCGCAACAAGTTCAGCAAGCACATATTCCGGGGCCTGCCAATCCAGGGTAATTGATTTTTCGTTACACAGCTCTTGTACGATTGCTTTTGCCGCCGTGCCACGGGGCCATGTTTTTGTGACCGGGACGGCCATTGCGGATGTCAACCTGAACGCCGGACTAAATGCCAGCACGGTCCATCCGTCTTCATAGCTATTATCACTCACTTTGATGCCCCTGGCACGACCTATCACGATTAAATGATAATCAGTCCCATAACGGCGATAAACCACAGGATCATACTGCCCCAGCAAGGTCTCTGCATCCCATTGCTGATGTACAGAGATCTCCGCCTCCCAGACAAACCGGCCCTCATCTGTGGACAGGGTAGCAGCCGACCAGCTCAACACTGGCTGATTACCGACACGGAGCGACACGTCAAAAGTATCGCTCCGAAATGAATCCGCAACGAGACCATGAATTGCCCGAAAAACCTTGAGCACTGCCTCGCCCGCCTTTGTGCCGTGAACTATCCTGATAACTTTTATCAGGTCGCCGTCTTTTTGTTGATATACAACGCGAAAAATCTTTTGAACCAAGGTGGATTGCTGATGAACAGCGCGGAAAATCCTGACAAAAGAACGGGCTTGATCATGAACTACTCGGAACGTTTTTACCCTGACAGGAAATGATCCGCACAAGGAACGGAATATTTTAATAATTTGTGGAGCAGGACCGTGCTTGGCACGGAATGTGCGCTGTAATAGATCTCCATGCAACACCCTAAATATTTTTTGTACAAGAACAGGGTCCCACCCCGCCAGCGGCTCAAACCCAGCCGGAACAGCGTAAAGTAACTGTGATAGTTTTTCAGCGATTTGCATCGCGCAGAAAGCATATCTCCCCGACACCCAGGCCCTATATGTATAGGTTGTCGTGTCGATATTTGTAAAAGATGGGTTTACACCAGTAGCAGGATCTCCCTCAAACCAGCCAGTCTCATCTCCAATCCAGAGTGCTCCTCCATTTACATCATAATCAGGGTCAAAGGCGAATCTTGTTATCTCTCCTATATTCCACGCATTTCCACAAGCAGAAAAAGAATTGTTATTTATCTTTTGCCCATTATTCGAATATATCCCGTATCCAGTAGCCGTTTGACCGACATATTGACCAAGCCCAGGCCAGGAGTCAATTTCTATCCCGTGGAACGAATAATCTGACGTACCGTCCTCAAGAATTTCCCAGTAATATTTTTTACCGGATACAAGAGGGATCGTGGACTTTGTGGCGTACCATGTACCACTACTCCCTGTCCGTTGCGCTCGATAGTCATCCAGCGTATAACCCCAATAAGTAATGGAAAATGTGCTATTAAACGGCACTGCAACCACCTATTTTATGGTCTGATGCTAGGCACTTCCATCCTGATTTACCGCAAGAAAAACTGTACCACTCAGCAACAACACATCCTTCACAGGGAGGTTTTCTTTCTTTTGATTTTCTTTCCTGCTGCCGTTGTTCATGTTCAGCAATAAGTATGGCCTGACTGCGCTCAATAAATAATACAAAATCATCTATTTTAGTTATGCCATTTTTCCTTGCAATAATGGCAATATTATAAGCCTCTCCGAGCGCTCTCAATCCTGATCCTGTATGTGTTTTATCTTTGTATTTCACGGGCAATCACACCTTGATACCTTATTCCCTTCTATATCTGTCCATTCCGGATCAGGAGCCGGACCACAATAATTAGTACCTGACCCTGTACACGATCCTGGACTACACCAATCATCAACATACCTGTACTGCCTGGACCCACAATCAACTAGACCGTGTGTATCTTTTAATGTATCCTCAATAATATTCCATACGCAATTACTTGACCTTAGAGATATACTGTCTTTCCCGCATTCGTCTTCTACTTCAAAATTGCATGTTCCGCAACTTTCTGCTGTCGCATAAATATAAACAGAAGACCCATTAACCTCTGCTTCTGTTTCTCCCCCGGCGAAAAAAAAACCCTTTCCAGAAACAGAGCAAGAGAAAGGAGAGATACCCCCTTCCCATACTATAATTACACTACCACCAGCGGCTATTTCCTCTGGTACTGATTCATCCAATATTGCAAGCTTTTCAGCTTTTTCGCAATCGCAGCTACCTCCAGGCAGCACAAGCTTATCTGTGTGCGTTCCACAATTGCCATCTTCTGGGTAGACCCATTCAATCTGCACATCATCGCCATACTCCTGTTTCAGGGCATCCATACCGCCAGGAGGCAACAGCCCGCCCTGGTTTTTTGATTTCCATTGTGTACATGTTGGCACACAACCTGGACCAGCAGGGGGACGGCAACAGATCTCTTCATACCCTTCAGGCGTGCATGGTGATTCACATTCACGCCCCGGTTCAAAATCAGGATCACCAACCCCAATAAAACCCTCCTTATACATGGGAGGAGGGTTAGGGCCGTCGAGATCATCTGGCCCATCGCACGGAGCCGGGACTTGAGTCTTGCCAGACCGGACATAATCCCCGGTACAAGGATGATAATAATAAGTAATTGTAACCTGATAACACTTCCTATCATCCTGACCGGCAGCGGTACCAGTAACAGTCACACTACCAACCTCATTACTCGGCACTGACAAATCAACAGCATCAGCAGTATTTGACAGAGATGAGCAGGGTTCAGCTTCTTCGGCCTCTGCTTTCGGGACAACAAGAGGGAGTTCAGGCGCAGTGCCTGCCCATATCCCGGTAACCGTGGCCGCATAATCGCGCTTGCTATCAGTCCACACGCCCTGCAACGTACAATCCCAAATATCGTATATTGTGTCAAATTCTACAAAAATATGGCCGTTTGTTATCGGCTCACCCCAATACAATTGGGTTTCACCATCCCACTGCGGCGCAGGGATTGATTTTCTTTTGCCGTATATGTCAACAACGTTTCCACCGACCCAGAAAAGTTCATAAAAGTCTGAAAACGAAACTCTTTCTTTGACGTAATATCCAAAATCAACCGAAGAGGCACCGGACACGCTTATTTTGAGGCGCATCCGCTTTTGTACCCGCCGCTGATTATCTATTCTACCGACCGGGCAAATTAATTTATAATCATCAGCAATACCTTCGTTGCTCCAAAACGCAAAAACCTCAATAGTTACAGGCTTGCCCTGTTTTGCCAAACAATTTCCCCCAAACTCACTGGCCAATCCTTCCAGCGCGGAAGTGGTGCTGTATTTGTTTTGCAAATAAGCCTGCTGATGTTCCACGAGACTTACACCTTGCGCAGGATCAGGATGATATGACTGCGGATTCCTGGTGTTTTGACACGGATTTTCGACCCCGTGCATTTGATCGATTATCGTTGCGACATCAAAAACAGTAGCACTTGATTGCTCGGGGATTTCCTGCGCAAGCTTGAGCGACCCGGCCAGACTATCTGTACTCGGTTGCTGCCCCTGTATTTTGATATTAATGATTTGATTCATCTATTTCTTCAATAACCCGCTCTGTTTTTTTTATTTCTCCTCCACAAAAACCAATATAAACGAGGGTGTAACCTGCATTGAGAGTATAATTCCATTCGCCGTCGCCGTCGCCGTCGCCGTCGCCTGCGCTACCGAATGGCGCAAACAAATCAGGATCAGCGCATTTGTTAGCTTCATCAATCCAACACTGAGGAGGATTCACTTCAATTTGCACAGATTCCCGGTTTCCGTATTCATCCTCTGGTCCCCATTCCGCCGTAAGGAGTATCGTTTTGTCAAACTGAGCCCCCTGCTGATGGTCAATGGTTAATCTATATTTATCAATAATAGCATGGCCTGATACCTCAACATGCCCCTTGTACGCCTCTGGAAAATAAAGATAACCGTTATCACTATCAGGCAGAGCAGGTGCAAAAATACGGACTTTATCAACATTAAAAACCTTTGTTAACCAAGAACACTGTGGTTGCCCAACAGGCAGCCACCCCAAAAAAACAAGAGCCTCATTTTTCAGCTCATAGTTTTCTTTTTTTGATCTTTGCACCATCGATCTGATGGACAACCGCCCTTCGGACGGAATTAGATCATAGTTATTGAAAAGACCAGAAGAACGATGAACAAGAACAGTTGCATCATAGCTGATAATCACCTTACTTCCCTCAATCCGCCTTTTTATCGGGCAAGCATCAGAGACATACGACCGGGCAGACTGCCCGACCATAGCCCCGGACAGCATTTTCCGCAGATCGTTGACTGTGCAAATTTGCTGTGACGATGGCACGTCCTCTTGTTCAAGCACCAACCAATCTTGTCGCGTCGTCTCAGATTGCTGGCCTGTATATTTTACGCTAACAGTAACCATTAGTTATCATCATCGTCTCCGCAGCTACCACAAACGGTACCCAAACAGGTACCCTCATACCCCTCACCAGCAGACCGTGGAAAGGCGGAGATAAATTTTTTATCGCAATACCTATAACTTCGCTCGGTATCCTGCGGATCTTCGGTAGGCGGAGGGTAATTTATTTCAACACCAACATCGCCGTCGCCGTCGCCATATCCATCAGCAAGGAGACCAAGAAAATTTCTAAGGTTTTCAGAACGGCACCGCAAAGCAGCCAAGGCAAGCACCACCTCATCATCACATCCATCCACGTCAAAGGTTATTGATGTGGAATAAGGGTCACCCTCTGTTTCTCCATCGCCGTCATTTTCCACATAAAATTTATCGCGTGTCAGGTCATATCTTATCTTGAGACAGCCATATACGCCACCAGCTGGTGTTAATTTGATTTTTGCCCCATCAATTGTCAGTCCCGGCTTTGCCGTTGACACCCCGTTTACATCTGTGACAGATCCAGCCCAGGACGCTGACCATATCCGGTCAATAACCCAGCCTGTATCACTCTCAAAATCATAAAACCCATCAACGATCTTTGCAGGGGAAATATTAAAGAGTTCAGTCGGCGAGACTGTGACCTGGCTCTCTCTTGTCATGGTCCCTTTAGCTATAACCGCCTCATACCCGTTACCCACCATGTCCTGCACCCAAACCGTCGCCCCGAAGGTGCTAGAGCTGCTGGCTGTCGGCAGAGGCTGGCCATTGATCAGTGCTATCAGAGCGTTGTACAAATCAGAGTTTCCGTTTCCGCAGGTCGACTCCGACAGGCCAACGTCTGCAACCTCGGTCTTGATGCATTCGTCCCCGGTTTCCGCCGCCGCCTGCGGCCCAGAATATTTGAGTTGCAGGACAGACATTAGCTAACAGCAGAAGTTTGCAAAGCGTAATCTTCATAATCCCCGGATACAGACACCGCCCCTGAAGGGACAGTATGTTTTTCTATAAAGCAAAATTCGGCACCTTCGATATCAAAGGTCACGGTATCGCCAGCAGCAAAGGTACCGCCAAAAGCGGCGGCGGGAATTGTTATAACAGGAGAAGAGTTAAAGCGGTTAAGCGGTTGAAACTGAGCGGAAATAGCTTGTGTACCGCCAAGGCTGGCAGTACCCTGCGTAACGATGCCATCTGGAAAATCACAGGTAGCGTTGTAATTTGTTGCCGTAGTGAAGGTGAGTGTTATTTGACCGGTGCAGGAACCGACATTGCTTAGGGTGACGGCATCCAAATCAAAAGTACCAGCCGATGACGTAACAACCTTGTTTGATTTTGCGGTGGCAATATCCACCGCATCAGGATAGGTCTGCACCAAAGCCCCAGCATCAAAATCCCGTCCAATTGCAGAATCCAGGGTGATGGTGATATCCACCCCGTTGACCGATGGCGCACCGGAGATTGTTTTTCTGACTTGGAGAGCATCATCAGCAGTTGGCCCCTGACTCACATCGCAGATTGATATATTATAGGTATCTTTTGCAATAGCGTCGTTACCACTGGCAAGGCTGCTGCTCCGGACAGTAACAACGATCTGGGTAGCCGTACTGACTACAGCATTTTTGAGGACACCGGTTCCATATTTACCCTCCGTGCCGGTTATCTCCGAGTTTAAAAATTTTCTGGAAACAGGGAACAGGCATGAATAGGCATATTGACCAGATATCTCAGCCCACTTACGGATTATTGACTCAGCACCGGTTCCGTTATTTGAGTCTGCAATTCGCCAGCACAACTTCCGGTATAGTTCTCGTCCTGCTGCCAAATCGGACGGCAGAGCGAGAGGAATAAGGTTGCCACCTTGATTGGTTATCGCTTGAGTAAAACTAGGCACGCCTCCAAGCTCTCTACCGACAGGATAAACCGTTAAGATATCGTTTGATGTCATTTAACCAACCTTGATAATAGTTATTGTTCCAAACATTTTTTCATCATCTTCTTGCTCAACCGTTTCGTTGCCCTGAACAATTTCCAGGGAAATACCGTCCGCCGGAATCAGCACAGCGGGCAAGGTTCGGGATGGATGGGCCACCGGAAAAACCGTCCTGTTGTCCCGCAACGCCGACAGGTACGCATGATCTGCCCTTGTGAAATAACCATATAAACCCTGGCTGCGAGAGTCAGCGGAAAGCTGATACATTTGACCCGTAGCCTTGGCCCTGCCCTGCTCCACAATCCCGCCAATAGTCTGCGTTAGCGACTGCGATATTCCTGGCACGTTGTTGACCTCTGATAGCTGTATATCAGGGGACAGGTAATAGTTGCCATTTATAATAAGTTCAGCCATATTTTTTTTATTGCCTCCATGAATCAGCCTATCAAACAAATATCATTTAAAAAACCCTATCAAGATATCTCTTGATAGTAAAAAAGTTTAAAAAAGTCAAAATAGGCGTTGACGATGAATTAAAAATGATCTATCATTAAGACAGATGAGAGAGAAATGCTAATTATACGATTTGGCCGGTGGCGGAATAGGTAGACGCTATTGGGAAAGAGTGCGAAGCACCTGGCAATGTCCTGGTGTAGTGGGGTAGGAGGTCCCGCCGCCCGACAGCTCATGTGAGGTGCAAATCCTCACCCGGCCTTTATAGGATTTGAGAGCAACACAAACCACAACCGGAGAATGACATGAAAATTATACCAATGACAAAAAAACAGGCAAAAGATTTTCACGGTGAAGAAGTATGGAACAGGACAAATAGTGTCCTTTGCAGCCATTGCTACCAATCGAATTTTTTCCACGGGAACGATTTTCCCGCAGAATTTTATTGCGCAAATTGCGGGGAAAAAAATAAAAAAAGCAAGCAGAAAATAACATCACCAACCGCCCGGCCTGGCCGGGCAAGGAGAAGAAAAATGCTGACAACAACCCAATGGGAAATTTACGGAAAAGAAAACTACAATATATATATCAACGGTGTTTTTTTTGGGAGTTTTGACAGCAGCGAATACGGAGACATGCTAGCCAGAGCAATAAGCCTGGCCCTTTTTCATACATTGCCGGATTAAACAAGGAGAACGTAAACATGGCTCACAAACTAACAAAGAAGCTGAAAGCAGAGATAAAATTGCTGAAAAAGCAGTTAAAGGAACGCAAAAATAACGAGTGCAACAATCAGTAATGCCCGTACAAGATAACAACAATTGATTGGGAAGGACTGGAAAGACACTTTTCCAGAAAAAGATAATTAACCAGCCCGGCGCAGGCCGGGCAAAGGAGAAAGAGATGAACAAAGAACTAAACAAAAAAGAGATTGTAGAAAGGATGAGGGCTGTTGTAAAATTAGTCCAACAATCAGGATCTCCAGATATAAATACAGCATGCACCGCCAGAGCCGCCGCAATAGTTAAGCTACTTGCCCTGGTAAGAGACCTCAACTCATAATCCGCATCAATCAACGACTGCTCACCAACCCCCGATGTTTAAACATCCGCTCAAGCGCATCTAAATCATGCTGCCCACCCTTCACTCCGGCCACCGTTTTGGTGGCCGGATCCTGAAAAATAAACGTATGCTCCACACCACCACCCCGCCGATCCGCACGACCACCACCAGACAATTCAGCAGACACAGCCGGTAAATCAAGAGCGATTTGTGGCGGCCCCAGGTGTTTTGACAGAAGAGAATGCATCCCTCCCCAATCCTGTCGATTATGCGCCCATGCCAAGGCAAGGCCATCCCCTCCCAGCTCAGGAGCATGAACAGACTTACTTCGCAAAACAAATTCCTTGTGATCCAGCATGACCGGGCCGAACCGATCAACACCACCAGCACCACCGGTAATGTAGCGAGAGGATAACCGCCGAGGCTGTCCACCGGAAGCAAGACCCTGCACCGGACCGGCAAAGCCACCCCCGGAACGCTGTTGCACCTCTTTGACGTAGGTGGTTATATACCTGTCCCGTGTTGCCTGATCCCATTTAGCCTCTACTTCCGCTGCCGAGGATACGCCAGCGGCCTCGATCTGCGACCAAGCAGACCCCCAATCAATCACCGCATCAGCAGGGATATCCTTGAGTTGCTGCTGGATATTTTGATTGACATCAAACAGAGCCTTGGCATCCTCTCCAGCCTGCGTGTAGGCATCGCCCAGAGTCCAATCGGCTTCCGCGTTTTTTTGGTCCGCCAGCTCAACTAATACATCCTTTTGCGCTTGGAGGATCTCAGTTATCTGCTGCCGGGCTTCAGCCTCAAGCTTGGCCGCTTCCTTGGCCGCTTCGGCCTCAGTCTTCACGACCTCTGATTTTGCTGCCTCAAGTTCAGCAACCTTGGCCGCTTCAGCTTCTTTTGCCGCTTTCAGCTTTTCGGCACGGGCAAGGGCCTCCGCTTCCTCTTTTTTCTCAGCTTCTGCTTTTGCTTTCAGAGCAGCGATTTCCAACTGACGCGCAGATATCTCCGCCTGTGATGAGTTGCGCTTTGCTTGCTCAGCAGACAGCACAACTTGTTCGCCATTTTTTATTTCTTGATTAAGCTCCCCTGCGACCTGCCGAGCCTCTTGAGCCTTGGCAATAGCAAGATCATAATCCTTAGCAGCAAGAGCAGCCTTACTCTGCGATTCCAGCTCACTTTGCTCTGACTCAACATCTTGATATGCCTGCGCATCGGTCATGCCAGCACGGCGAGCATCCCGTTGAGCATCGGCAAGGCCCTGCTGTGCAGAAGCTAAAGACTCGGTCGTTGACTTGAGCTTATCCCCGGCCTGCTTGGCCTCAGCCATAGCCTTTTTGTACTGATCGCCAAAATCCTTGGCCGCATCCTTGGCAGCATCAAGGCCCTGCTGCATGGCCGGAGTAAAATTTCCTTTGACCTCTACAGCCAAGTCCTTAAATCCATCCCGCATCTGCTGACCCAGGGCAACCGCACGGGCATAGCTTTTATTGGCCCCCTCAATGTCCCCTGCCTTGGCCAGCTTATCCGCCTCTTCCTTGGCCGCCGCTATAGCAGGGCCAAGAGCCTGCGCAGCCCGCTTCTGTGCTTCCCATGCCTCAAGGGGGGATTTGGCAGCATTAGCGAGCTTAAGCTGATCCGCAGCACCTTCATCGGCCAGCTTGGTGAGCTGCTTATCAACGGATTCAATCTCTTTGACGAGAGACTTGTATTCCTTTTTAAGGACAGTAAGTGCTTTCTTTTGCTCCTTTGCGCTCAGCTTGACTTTTCTCGTAGATTCTTCAGCAGATTTTCCAGTAAATTTAAATGCTTCCTGCTTTTCTTTTTCCGCTGCCTCCCAGGTAGCTGTTGTCTCGTTATAGATAATCAGGCCATCTTTTTGCGCCTGCTCAAAATCCTCCCATGAGGAGATAGCCAGCCCGGTTGATTCCGCAACCGCAGCAAGCCCATCATCCAACTGCTTGTTGGCATGATCAAGCCGCTCTGTTGACTCAGCCAGAGCATCCAAATCCTTGTGCATGACCAACCACTCACCGGCCTTGTAAGCCGCCGCGAACGCGCCGACTGCCAGCGTCACCTTGCCGAGCACCACTGCCGCAGCGGTACCGCTTACCCCGCCAGCTGCCAGCCCGGCCTTGAGAGCCAGAGCCTGCCCGACCATCAACTTGATGCCAGCAGCAGCAGCAACAGCAGGGCCACCAATAGCGGCCATATAACCTGCAATTTTTGCCAAGAGAGGAGCAGCTGGGCCAAGAGCACCAGCCACTGACAAACCCGCCTCTGTGACAGTAAGCACCACGTTTAATAGCTCTTTTGCCGAGCTAGCAACGACGGCGATAGCCTTTTCAATATCTTCAGGAGAGACGTTTTTCAAAAACTCTTCAATCCGGTCGTCAATTTCTTTTATCGCCGCCATCAGCTTTTCATTAAACGTAAACGTTCCAGCTTCCTCATCAATATCAACAAGAGCCTCAGTCAGGCGCAAAACCAATTTTGTTGCCTGCCCAAAGGAGCCTTCAAATCCTTTGCCAAGAGCCAACTCGACAGCATCCTGCATATTTGACACTGCACCAGTCCACTGCTTGGCCGCATCATCACCAGCCCTCCCAAAGGCGGACAGCTTACCCATAAGGTAATCATAGAGCTGCCCCTGCTCCGCCATTTCCTTAACTTTTGCGTTGGTGATACCCAACACCTTTGCAACACGGGCATTCCGATCAATGGTCCCGTCAAGGATCGCCCGGATCTCCTGACCGAGTTGATCCATAGGCAGGCTGATCGCTGCCGCGCCTTTGGTCATAGCAGAGACAAATTTGACGACCTGTTCAGGGTTAAACCCCTGTTTCATCGCTGGGGCCATGCCTTCCTGCAAAGCCGTCAATAACTGCTTATAGGTTGCTACCGTCTTCAGGCCTTCGACTTGGAGATTGCGCTGAATAGATCCAGCAATCTCCATAGATCGCTCATATTTTTGCGCCCCAGACTCACTATCAGCAAACGTCCTCACAATAGCAGCAATACCTGTACGACTCCCCTCAATCGTTGCGTTAAAGTCGGTGACAACACCACCAAGCCGTCGCAACGCCGCTAAACCACCCATGGCAGCAAGCGCAGAGGTGGCAGAGGCCGCGACCAGGCGCAGCGCAGAATCAGTAGAGAGACTATGTTTTGTAAAATTTTTCTGAGCAGTAACAGACCGAGCCTGTTCAGCACGCAGTTTTTTTATCCTGTCAGCGGTTTTTTGCAGAGATTGCTGATATTTTTTGTCCTGAGCAATTTTTTTCCTTGTGGCCGCTTCCGCAGCCTTCCTTGCTTCAGTAGCCCGTTTTTCTTCGGCTGCTGATCTCTTGAGGACTTCGGCTGCAACCTTATCAGCCTTTGCACGGGCTTCAGCCATCTGCTCTGCCCGCTTTGATGCAGCAGCAGCGGCCTTCCAGCCACGCTCCTGCTCATCAATTTCAGCAGTAAGTTTTTTTTGCGCCCCAGTGAGGTCTTTGGTATCAACACCCAGCGACCGGAGAACATCACCCTCAGTACGGAGAGCCTCAGTCTGTTGCCGGATCTCAGCTGATAAACGCTGCACACGCTCACGAGACCCCTCCGCGCCAAGCTTGGCCGCAGCGTCACCGGTTTGTCGGTATTCTGCGGCAAGCTCCCTGGCCCGCTGTTTTGCCGCAGCAAGGGCGGTTTGATTATTTTTTAAATTATCCTGGAGTTGCTGGAAGCCTTTGACCCGATCCAGCTTTTCAAAATTATTAACAAAGGCAGTGGCCTCTTGCCGAGACACCCCAAGCTCTTTGGTCAGCTTGTTAATGGCATGTTGAGCAGAGGTAGCCGCATTGATAATCCCTTTCGGATCACCTTCCAAACTCACCTTTATATTTGCGTTTTTGCTTCGGTTTGCCATCTTATTTTTTCTTATATTTTTTTTGGATGAACTTCACGGCCTGCCAAAAATGCGACAGGCCATAATTTTCCGCGTTGAGGTGTCCCTCGTTTATGAGGATGGACACCCAATCAAGCAAGTTACTTATTTCTTGCCTTTTTTGTTTTGCTCGATTTCCCATTTTATAAACGCGAGATTTTCTTCCTGTTGCGTCGCTTTGTGCTCCCTTGCTAAAAAAAAATCAGGGTTCACCTCGTTAAAAATCTCGACCAGTTTATTAAGCTGGGACGGGCGATAGTCGGCATACACCACCTCAAAAACACCTTGAGGACACACCTCAACGCATCGGCCACAATCAGCACAACCTTGGAGAGCATATTTTGACAGAAGAGGGATTACTTTCCAGCTTTCTGCTCCACTTAGAGCAGCATCTCCAGCTTCGGGCTCTTGCAAATTATACCCACCAACAGGACACGTATGAGGGATACACTCACGGCAACCATCGCACCCCATCTCATCAATGTGCAGTTCAACCACCAGCCGATCACTGAGGTCAAGGCCCAGACTCTTGTTGAGCGCAGCGGTTGTAATCCCATGCCGGGCAAGCAGACCATCCAGCTCCTGAGTCTTAGGGTCAAAATTACTGCCCTTGAGAACGGCCAGTTCTGCAACGGTCAATTCCGTAGCCCGTACTGTTCCAAATCCTTCAACATCTTGCTCTATAATTTCACGCTTCATAATAATAATTCCTTTTTCAAAAAATAAAAAAAGGCGACACCACTGAGGAGCCGCCTTGAATGTTGAACCTTACACAACCTTACACATACCCTTTTACTGCCAGACGAACACGGCGACTGTCAGACAAAATCACAGGATACCCCTTGGCCCGCAGAGCACCGCCGTAGCGCATGGGCTTTTTCAGCGAAATCGCTCCAGGGGCCTTTTTCTTGTTTGCAGCAGTACCGGTAACGACCGGTTTATCTTTTTCATCCATTTATAAATACCTTGGTTATAGTTCTGGTTATATTTTAGCGCAGAATCAGTCAATATAATGCCACTTACCGGGCTCACTAGCCCATGACGGTACCTCACAAGTACCCTCAAACTCATACTCCTGGATTTCTCCGGCCAGCATATCAGGCTCAGAGTTAGGCATATTCGACACTTGATAGAGCTGCAAAAAGGTATCACGGGCGTTAAACTCGTTAACACCATTAACCGTCATGCGCACCGTCTTTTCCGTCACCGTGTTCATAGCAACTTCATATCCCGTACTCGGGGCAGTCACATCGCAGTAAACCACATCAGACAGAGAGATAGAGCCGGTGGACAAAAACTTGACTGCTCCATCCTCAACACGGTACTCATAGTCGGTATTTTCCACATAGGTGACTGTACCGACCTCATCATCTGTAATCTCATCCAGGGTGTGACCAGGAAAAGTCTCCTGGTCGCCCAGTTGCTGCCACTCATCCAGCACACGGACAGTACACGGCTCATTAACCACAGCAGCACCTGCGTAATCGGTGGTAGTTCCGAGCATCAAGAAATCCCAGATTTGCTTGAAAAAAGTATTCCCCTTCCAGGTCACTTTGAGCGGCGTCCTGGCGTTGACGCTATCAAGAGCGTTTCCTGCTGTCAACTTACGCCGGGAAATAATTTCCTGTCGTTCAGGCTGCATAGCGGGCATGAGCGAGTTAATATTACCCGCGTCAATCAATCCACCTGTCAACACCCCATCAACGATTAATTGGAGCTGGACATCACCAGCCCCTTTGTATCCTTCAAGAAAACTCACGTTATAATCTCCCACTGATCAACATAGAGATGGATGTAAAACAACGTCACCCACACACTATCGCCATCAGCATTAAAATTTTTAACCCCACTGCGCTCCTGTATTGCCTGCGAAGCATCCATCCGCCGCCGATATTTTGGCCGCATAACCCCAACAACAGGGATATGCCACGTTTTGATTGCCTGCTCAACCTGTCCCAGCAACCCCAACGCCTGCCGCATGGCCCCGCCGTCAACAGCATCTTTGGCAACCGTAATCTTGGCACCAAACACGACCATACGGGGATCACCTTCACCACCATTCACCGCGATCTTTGGATCAGGTGTTTCATTCCCTGCGATCCACGGCTCCACGGATGGCAGGGTTCGACTTTTTGACAGAGCAGGGCCGACGTTAGCCAGCCCGGAATCAATCAGCCTTTGCTCAATCAAATCGTAAAACTCAACATACCAATCAGGATTACTCACTATACCTCTCCAAGCTCTGCCTGATAAAAACCGTCTGTGGTTTTTATCATAGCAATGATCCGTGCTGACCTACCAAGATACTCAATCACCGTACCCTCTTCACCATCAACAATGGCGTACTTCTCCGCATCCTCCATTGTCAGGAGGACGGTGGGATGAACCCGCACGGCCTCACCATCCGGCCCGGCTGTTGTAAAATCCTCATTATGCTCATCCGGGATAACAAGGATCGTATTGCCATCGGGGAGCGTTGCAGGCTCCCCGAGGCATTCCTCAAAAATTTCCCGATCCGTTTTGTCAAACATTAGCCTAATAACAGAGCTGTATGCTCAGGTTTAACGACCTTCCAGCCCCAGGAGATTGCAACCTTTGAGGTGACCTGACGTTCTTGCTTGTAGGTCAATATCTCAAAAGTCAATCCAGTCAACGGATCAGTAACAATCACCTGAGAGTCTGCGGCATCTCCGCCCTCCGGCATAGGTGGCAACCGAGTCAGCAGATGTACAGCCATCTTGTGGAAAGCCATATTTGCAACATAGCTATTACCGATGGTCATCGCAGCATCATCAGCAATAGCCTGCCGAGCACCTGTTTTATTGAGGACGATCGTCCCAGGAGCAGCGACACCGGACCCGACCACATAGTTGTGGGTTCCAGCAGCGGCGAAATTGACAATATCACCGGCCAAAACAGTACCGGTTCCTGTATCCAGGATAATATCGGTATCACCGACCGCAATATCAGTGGCATCATTGACCAAATACCCGGAGCCAGTGCCCTTAGTATGAGTCTTTACCTGAGCAGACTCCCGGATTACGAGACCGTTCATATCGTACAGCACCCCTTGAGTACGGAGCGCCTGCTCCCCGGTGTGCTGGTATTGTGCCTGTTTACCACGGATGTACGCCCCGGCTGTGGTATCAAGCACCAACTTCAGATCAGATTGAGGAGAACCATTATCAACAAGAACTTTCCGGACAAAAGAGGCATCCGTATAATCACCAGCCGTCTGAAACGGAGTTGTTCCGGCAGTTCCATAGGCACGGGAAAACTGAGAGTACAAAGCAGTACCATCTGCCTCAATAGCATTAACCAGCTTCCGCATGGCCTGCTCAAACTGATCCTGGAGGATCACATTGTATATTGACCCGAGTGCCAATTGGTCATGACCTGTCCAGGTAACCTTGATGTTTTTCTCTTGTTGGATTGTCATACTACCATAGGTGATAGCGTCACCACTGGACTCCCCTGCGGTAACCCCATATGTCACATCTTCAGGATCTCCGACCACAGACACAGGATACCGCTCCTCTTGCCCCTTGGCAACACGGGCAGCCTCTCCGTTGATAAAAGCAGAGGGGATCATGCCAGTCAATTCCCTGCTGACTGTATCCCATGCTCCATAGACAGTAGCAACCAAGCCACTATATGAATTAGCCATTTATAAACCTCTTAATATAAATAATTACAAACAAAAAAAGGAGAACTAAATCAGCTCAACCTGTCCTGCCCGAATACCTGCAACAATCTCTTTCTTTTGACCTGGAGACATAGCGTCAAAATCAGCCTGCTTAATCTGCTTTGTTTCAATGGGTGGTTCTCCTGCACCATCAACAGGAGGATTTGCATTGTCTACCTGCTGCTTCCGGGCCCCAGCTAGCAGCTGATTATCCTCCTGCACGATAGCAACGGCCACGTCGGACGCTGTGCTCTTTCCATCCAATTCCATCCCCGCAACCAGATCACTGTACGCCTGCGCACCCGGCCCGCCGACTAGATCACGGATCCCTGCGATCCGATTGAGCTCACGCTGTGCCCCTTCCTCCACCAACGTCGAGGCAACTTCAGGCACTGAGTTCCTCACCGCATCAGCAGTAAGGCCACTCAGCACCTGTTGCTCTGTTTCCACCCTGATCTGTCCAACGATATCAGGGTATTTTTCTTCCATTTCCTTTTTATCCACGTTCCTTGCTCCTGTTTTCGCCCGGACAAACCGAGTATTATTTTTTGACTCGGAAGCCAACTCCCGTGCCTCTTGTAAAACCTCGTTAAAACTCTTGATACCGTCCACCAAACCGGCCTCTATACCCTGCCTGCCGATAAAAATACGGCCATCAGCAGCACGATCAAGCACATCTTCGACATCCATGCCCCTGTGCTTGGCCACTGCATCCACAAACCCGGAGTAGATATAATCAAGCTGCCCCTGGATAGTAGCCTTACCCTCATTTGACAGAGGAGAGTAGGCAGAGGCAATCCGCTTATACTTGCCAGCGGTGATTTCCGTGGTCTTCACCCCGTCTTTTTTCTGTCTCTTGCTATAATCGGTGTGCTGAGTTACCACGCCGATTGCCCCGGTAACAACCACGTCAGAGCTGATATAGACCTTATCAGCCGCAGACGTAACCCAAATTCCAGCGGATGCAATAGTACCGTCAGACCATGCCAAGACTGGCTTGGTTCCACTGGCATTATAGATTACCTCAGCAAGATCAGGAGTACCCTCAACGGATCCGCCCGGAGTATCAGCGTTGATTACCAGGGCAGACACTTCAGGATCATTAAGAGCCTGAGTAAATTCCTGCGCAAAAATCTGTGTTGAAACGCCCCCGGAAATACGCATGAACATATTCCCTCTTTTTGCCATGACACCAATGAGAGGCAGTACGGCAACCCCATCTACTACCGAGTAAGGCTTGCGCTCGTTTTCCAACTTGCGGCCAATATTCGCCTCAATGGTCTCAAAATCCGCTTTCTCGCCCCGTACATACCGGCCATAGATATCCAGGATAGTGCCGTACATCTCCGGCGTGACTGCCCACGGGCCATGTACTATATCAGCTAAATTCATTCCTCCCTCCCTTCAGGCGGCCAAAACTCAAACTCACTGGTACCGGCCTCAGCCCAACCGCTACCATTTGCTATGTAATCGAGACCGTGCATATCCTTGAGATATGATAAAACTTTTTCTTTTATCTCATCCAAGTTATACCGCCCCTTTTTGGCGGCAATTGTAAAAAAAACCGGGTGAGCATGATTATCAACACAGGGGATCACCCAGCAATCAAAATCTTCAGGCCCTTTAATCATCCCTCTTTACCCTGCGCTTCCGTCGAGGTTTTCTTTCCGGATCAGCTTCCGTGTCCGGATCTTCCGTGTCCGGATCTTCCGTGTCCGGATCTTCCGTTTCCGGATCAGCTCCACCAGCAGCAATTCTGACACCAAGCTCTACAAGCATACCTTCTGAATCGGTATCAACCGATTCAGACAGGAAAACCCTGAGTTCTCCTTGAGCCTTTTTATAAGCAGAACCAAGCTTCTCAACGTTTTTTTCCAGAGATTCCCTTTTCAGGACGCTGGCTTGTTCTTTATCAACCACAACACGATACAATTCGGCAAGCTCAACAAAAGACATCTCTGCATATTTCTTACTCATCTTCACCCTCTTCATCGTCTTTTGGCAAAAAAACCTCATCAGGGTTTTTCCCTTTTTTACGCAACAACCGCCGCTCTATCAAGATTTGCGGCAATTTCTCCGCAAAAGGAACCCCGGTAAGCTTACGGCTCATCTCGTCAATCGTTACAACATTAGCCTCAATGAGATCAATAGCTGATTTTGCGGTCTTAACGTCATCAAGAACAGGTTTTGCATCCCCCTGCCACAACGCCCCAACCCAGGCCCGCCGTATCGCATCCGACCGAAAAAAACCGGGACAGGATAACCGCCCGTAGGCCACAGCCTCAGCAATAACCAGCTCGTAAACCGGCTGGCACAACATTTTTATCAGCCAAGTACGCCGGTTCATGTAAAACGCCCATGCATCCTCAAACGCCGCCTTCATAGAGCTGTAATTCGCTTCTGAGAAATCTTTAGTCAGCAGGATTCCAGGTTGGCCAAGGGCGACGCCGATCTGATCACAGATTGCTTTAAAAAATGGCTGGAAATTTTGTGACGGACGCTTTGACTCCGCCACCGTGATTTTTTTACCAGCTGGAAGCCCAACAATGGCCCCCATATCAAAATCAACCTTTTTGAGATCATCAGCAACCTGACCATTCGTGACGCCGGCATCAGATCCACGATTAGGCAACCCGATATCTCCATTATCAGACTCGACAAACAGCGTGAGCATGGCACTGACCACAGCGGCCATAACCTCGGAGTCAGTATACCTACCCAGTTGCTTAATCAGCTCTATGACAGGAGAGAGGTAGGGTACCCCACGGGTCTGCCCGCCCTCTTTTTTATCAAAAAGGTGCAGCACGAGCGGGCAGCCATCATCATCAAACGCCCGCAGAGACTGCCATTGCTCAGATTTTTTATCAGCCAGATACCGCCACCCAAGCCGATTTCCAGGATGGAATCTGCTGATATAATACCGCTCAGGAGCACCCCACCGATCTTTTTTTACACCAGCCACCAACCCCTTTTTATCTGGTTTGCCCTGCGGATTAGATAACCTTGCCGCAGGGATCAGCTGCACCTTCAGTTTTGTGTCAGATCCTGGCCGGGCAAAACGAGGAAGATTGACCAGAGCGTCACCGTCCCGCAGCACCGAGTACCACGATTGCCCCTGCCACACGGAAAACGGCACATGGCGTTCAGCGTCAAATTCCCGGCTCTCCGTTACCCGCAGATACTCACGCTCCGCATCCGCTTCAAATTTTTCAGCCTCCTCATCCGACAGATTAAGGATATCACGATCTATTTTAGGTTTAGGGAAAATACCGTTGCCCACGACACGGGCAACGCTGGTATCAAGGGCACCACTGGCGAGGCAGTTATTACGGGCGAGGTTTTGGGAGGACTCCCGGAGGGTCTGAAGGTCGGGTAAAATTGCCGAATCAGCGTCAAGCTCTGCAACGTTGCCATGCACATTGGCTGGCCTGGATTTATCGGCCCCGGAATAACCGCCGCCACCGCCATATATAGCACTCTGGAACCGGGCAGCATAACGGACAGCCCCACGTTGCGGAGAGAGGTAATCAATAACACGGTCTACAGCAGTCCAAACGACTTTTACCGGCTTACCCATAACGGTGACTTGAGTCTGCCTACTCACCTTGGCACCATCTGACCGACTTGGATTGAGGAGTCAATAGCAGGATCAAGCTCAGTGACCTTGCGATCCCACGTATCAACCAGCTTTTGCAACTGCTCAATTTCCTGCGCCTGCAGCATACGACCATGCGCAGAGGTTACCCGCTTCTTCATTGCCCGCTGAAGCGAGTCCATTGCGGTGTCCAGCATTGTTTTTGCCTGCTGATATGTGATTGCTGTTGCCAAACTGATCTCCTATTTTTTAACATGAAATGAGGTGCAGGCCCTGCCCCTGCCCGTCGCATTCTGCTTGGCGAATCCGCCGTTTCTCACGTCTCTGGTTGCACGGTTGCCTTTTAGGCCAGCGTGGCCTGAGCAACAAATCACCACACTGCGCTGTTGTTAGGTTTGCCAGCTCCTATACATTAATTAATACAACCTAAGAGGGAATAAAAAAACCCTATCAAGATATCTCTTGATAGGGTAAGCAGTACAAAAACACCATTTAAAGCATAGGAGGTTACTCTTTATTCACCTCAAAACAGTTTTCTTGGTGACACGCCATGCACTTCCATTGGACTTTTTTACCAACGCCTTCTTCAGGGACAAGGACGTATTCACCGCAATTTTCACAGAGAAAGGTTTGCATCTGAGAATGATCGGTCTTCAGCTGACTAGGAAGAGGTTTGATTCTTCCTGCCGGATCTAAACTGGGCCCAAACGCTGCCCCTATCTTTCCTAAAGTATAATTATGAAATTCCACATACTGACTATTCTGTTTCTTTTCCAACCACAACTTTTTCCGCGCCAGCTTAACCCGGTGGATATCAGCTTTCACTTTCTCCATTTCATCCCGGAGTTTTATTTTTCCCACTACAACGTCATGCTTCTTTGCTAAATCTTCAGCCCATGCCGAGAGGCGGTCATCATCAGTGATACAATCTCTGCAAACTGCCGTATCAGGATACTTAACCGCTTGGCCATTTAGACCACAAAAAATATTATCGTTCATCAACGCAGTTTTAGCTAAAAAACAATTGAAGCAATTCCTTACCATCTCAAACCTCACTCATAATTATTAACAACTTTAATTGATATTATATACTTATCAATATCAATCAACCGAAACATCCGTGGACTTCCACACCGCCCAGGATACCGCTTATACACCGGAAAATCCCCATCATCAACCATACGGTTAAGTGTGGGGACACTACACCCCAACAAGGAGCAAACAGCGGTTGCGCCAATCAAGGTGTGATTATAAATCCATTCTTTTTTGCATGCCTCAATTTCTGATGGAGTAACTTCACCCCAGCTCATTTCTTTTTTCATCGCTCCACCCCGCTAGACAGCACAGTAATACTGCTACCCGATTGTTTTTCACTTTCGGATTTTTCAACCGGCTTCTGCCGATCTCTCACCCCGATCATATCCGCAATTGCAAAACAGTAGCCAAAAATATCCCCATAATGGTCATCCCGACCAGCAACCGCCTTCCAAATCCCATTCTCTTTGCGATACCATGCACAGAGTTGCTTGGCATACTTCCGGGCCTCTGCATCAGACTCTTTGCCTTCAGCATCCCGAAAAATCGGCAACCGGATCGATCCAGGTTCACCCGGTTCAATCCGCAAACGCCGGTCAAGCTCGTCTTTCCAAAGGTTTGCGTTGACCCGTGTCAAAATAAGCCCACCAGGAATAGGCACTTTTTTACCCACGGAAGAGGGATAATACTCCAGCTTGGACTGATCCCACGCCAACTCACGAGGCCCCCAACCCTTCAGGGGATTCCAAAACGGACGACGATTAACCCAAAACTGCATATCCTTACAAAAATTAATAACCTGGACAGGGCGAGTATGCTTTTTCCGGTCTTTATCCAAACCACCACCTGAGTCAATCCAGCCGGATTCAGCCTGATACAATTTGCCAGAAGGAGAGCTATAGGTCTTATTTTGGATATCAACCAACCCGTCGAAATCCTTTACATATCCATAATCAACAACAGTTACGTCAAAATCAGGCCCCCAACCTAGAGCAAACACCTGGAACCAAAAACCCACCTGTTGGGTATCAGCCACCAGCAGCACCGCAGAGGGGTTATCCGGGCAAATGCCTTTTTCATGGCCCGGATCAACCAGCCGGAGGATATAATCCTCTTCATGGTCGGCTTCTTCGTATTCGTAGTTTTTGCAGCGATAGCCATTAGCATAAGCGATTTTGTGTACCACACTACCTGATTGCGATTTGATATAAGCCACCGCAATCTCTGCCAACGAGACATCAATGCAAGAAAAAGAGTCCTGATGAAAACCAACACGGGAAGGTTTAGCCAGATGATCACCCTTGACACACACCCACTGCCCTTCCCTGTTAGCTGCCTCACGCTTGGCATCATCCCATATATCACCACAGTGACCACAGATATACTCAACCTGGAAAGCCCCACCCTCAATATCCTGCACAGTTGCAGTATCCAGGTCTGCAAAACGTGATTCATCCCACTCTTCTAACTGTCCACAACTTGGACAACGAGGACGACACTCCCACACTTGCGGACAATCATAAACACCATTGTAAATAAACAACCCGGCTGGAGTTGAGCAAAAAAAACCCTTAGCCCGTTTTCCGAATAAACGCAAACGCTTCTTGATCAGAGTTATCCTATCAGCTTCTCGACCTGATAACTCTGACCCCTTATCAACCTCATCCCCAAAGGCATAGCGAGCAGGAAAAGAGGCCATAGAGGAGGGTGACGTTGCCCATGCCGGAAAAACACGAACCCCATTCCCAAGCTTTATCTTGTTGAGCGTATTGTCCTTTTCCTTCCCTGTCATGATTTCAGCAAGAGCCTTGCTCTGCTCAATCATTGGCCGGATCTTCTCCGCAATCGCCTTGCGGGCAGACCTGTCATCAGGAAGCAGGTAAAAGATATCCCCTGGTGCAACATGCGCCCCCCAATGCAGACAATTGAGCATGGTGGACGTTTTACCGGCCTGTTCAGGAGCACAGTACCAAATTTCCCGCACATGCGGTAAGCCGAAGGTGTCCATTATTTTGACAGAGTGGGGAGCATGATACCGCCGCCACGGGCCAATATGCGGGGGCTCAGTCACCATCCGGTATTTTTCCGCATGCTCTGACACCTTGATTTTTTTTGGCGCCTTCAACGCTGCCTTGACCACGGCAGGCAGCTTGTAACTGTATACCTTCCCCGCCAACCGCCCTGCTATTGCAACAGGGACGTAATCAGGAATAGGGATTCCAGGATCAGCGCATGTTGGGAGGGGGACCTGGGTGTTCATTTGTTATTTTCCACTTATTGACACTGTTAACTGGACTGAATACGTTTGGTTGCTATCTCGAAATATTCTTTGTCCAGTTCCATCCCAATAAAAGCGCGATTCAGGTTCTTACACGCCACCCCAGTAGTTCCGCTGCCCATGCAATTATCAAGAACTACATCACCCTCGTTGGAATACGTTGCTATCAAATTCTCAATCAGTGCCAGTGGTTTTTGTGTTGGGTGTAAACTGCTTTTTTGAGTATCTGAAGCAAACATTTGAACACTCCTTGGGTATCTGTCTGTAGCCCCTCCACCACTTATCCCGACCTTTGTCTCCCCGTAACAGTCTCCATCTTGTGTGTGCTTTGTGTAGCTGTTTACCGGGTTATGCCCTGTTGTTTTTTGTGGGTTATAGGTCGGCAACTTTTTATAAAACACCAAGATGTTTTCATGGGCTTTCATTGGCATTTTCTTGGCATTTAGGTGTCCGGTGGCCTTTGTCTTTTCCCAAATTAGTTCATATTTTAACATCTGCAGGTTGCTGGCCCCTAAAACCTTGTCAAATGGGGTCTGAGCAAAGAGTAAAATGGCACCATTGTCTTTCACTATCCGCTTATAATGGTGCCATAGCATTTCCAGAGGTAGCACGGTGTCCCACACGCAAGCTGTTGTCCCAAAAGGCATATCGCAGCACACCATGTCAACTGAGTTGTCAGGCAAGTCAAACATCACCTGCAAACAATCACCGTGCAATAGCTGACAATCCGTGGCACTCCAGTTAACAAGACGTTCAACCGGAGCCGCAGGAAGCGCCGTTTTTTCGGGTGTATCAAAAAGTGTTGCTTGTTCCATCTTCTTTCCTTCGGGCGTTGGCGGCCAGGTTAACTTTAGCGTTATGCCTATTAGGTCACCAAGTCGGTTATCCTGAAAGACTTGTCGCAATTCATACATTTGTACTCAACCGATAGCCCCTGCCATGTCGCTGGAGAAGTAGCGGTTCCAAACACTGCAAGACCAAGTTCATCTTCTGCCAAGCTGTACTCGGTGCTCTCATCGTCGTATGGAAACTGGTTCATATACAGGTGCTTGCCGCAATGTGGGCAATCGACCCGCACATCATAGCTCACATAGCCAACCACGGCAGGCATAACAACAGCATCAACTCCGACGCCTAGGTCGGTACCGCGTTCTGGTTTAGTGGTTTCGTTCATCGTTTCATGTCCTCTGATTTAGTTGTTTCAATCGGCGGCAAGTTACCATTGCGTTATATTGCCTCGTACATCTCGCAACTCTCCGAGCAACCATCTCATTGATACCTCTTAAATTTCCCTTTCAACTCCTTCCCAGCCACCTCGTTAAAACCATCATCAAGCAGCCCCTCAACCTCCTGATACAACTGATCAGCCAAATCAGGATTCCCCCTAACGATCTCCACCAACTCCCGCCGATGCGAGTATATCTGATGGCGCACAGCACTACGCATAGCAGCAACCAAACCGGCAAGCATGGCATAGGCATCATCAGCATGCAGCCAAAGATTATCCTCCTCACGAGCCAGTTTCTGCGCCTTGTATTCAGCAGTACTGGCATCTGCGTTCTTCTTGCGCAGATCCGCCTTAGCCGCCTCCACTGACGTGGATACATCTCCACCACCAGTTTTCCGGCGCAGAGCTTCACCATACTGCATAACTAGGAACTTGGAGACCGTCTTGTCCCCATTCATGGGGACAACACCAGGGCAATCTTCGTAAAACTTGCTCCTCCCTACTGGATACCCTTCCTCTTTCAACCAAAGAAAGGCTTCCTTCCTATTTTTAAAAAATTCATTCATAAACTCTTTTATACATCATGATATACTAAAAAGCAATAAAAAATTGCAAATACTACCTAGTAGTGATATAATGACATTTAAGACAAACAAACAAAGGATCTAATAATGGTAACAAGAGATGAGGCGGAAAAAAGAGTTTTAAAAGAATTCATGAACAGGCCACCAGAAAATATATTAAAATATTTTGTTGATGGATATTTGCAGATGCATAACAAACAACAAAAACAACCACAAGCGGGAAATAAACAGCAAAAATATGCACCAATCCCAAAAAAGCAAAAAAAAGAGCAACTATCCCTATTCTGAAAGGAGCAACTATGAAACACCCACCAAAACCAATCCAACGCAAACGGATACCAGGGTACAAACACCCAAACAACACCGTATCAGTCGCCCGCCCATCAATATTCGGAAACCCGTTTGAAGTGACAGAGACCAGAGACGCGCAAGCAGCAACACGCCTATACGCATTCTGGCTTCTGAGCGACAAGTTCACTTTTCAACCAGACAGAAAAAAACGGATCTTGGAAAACATCCATAAACTCAGAGGAAAAAACCTCAGTTGCTTTTGTCCACTAGACCAACCATGCCACAGGGATGTACTCCTGGTTTTAGCTAACCACAAAATTTTACAAAAAAAATACCGATGAAAAAGAAAACGGAATATGAACCGTATGGCCTGGAATGGCGAAAAGAGATGATGAAACTCAGGAAATACGAATTGCTTGATTTGCTGAAAAAAGCATACCAAGAAAATGACAAGATCAAAGGGAAAAACCATGAAACAGACTGAAATTTTCCGCAATGGCAACAAGATACTGATTATTGTCACAGACCGCCGCAGCAAAAAAACCATATTTTGCACCTTGCAAAAAAAAGGAGATAAATGGACGGCAAAGAAGTAAAGGCGATCCGGAAAAACGCCGGATTAACCCAAAAAGAGTTTGCCGCTGAAATAGGAGTAAGCGGCAAACTCATTGAGATGATGGAGCAGGGTCTGAAGCCGTGCTCCACACGAACCGAATTAACGATCACCTTCTGGAAACAGGTAAACACAAAAAAGGCAGCACAGGAAAACCCATGCTGCCCATTTTGCAAAAATCCGTTTGAAATAACAAGAGTCCCAGGGGCAGGGTTACGACTTGAACCCCACCAATGTACATCTGGAATTATCCAGATAAAAAGCTCGTTTGTACAATCTAAGGACCAACTTCAGCGGGCACTCACCCTCATTCCTTAAAGTATTCAAAAATTCGTTTCCCGGTCCAAGGACCGGGATCAACCCGCCCACAAATCTGCAAATACGGCCACACCTCATCATCATACATCAAATCATCAATGCGACCTGATGGCACTTCGTACATTTTCAACCCAATCGGTTCTGGACCGCAGGCCCAGGCACTCATATCAGCATCCCACGCAAAATACATACCATGCAGATGCAGCAACCGGCAAAACTCATGCAATTTCGTTTCAGGTTCAGGTTCAGGTTCTTTTTCTTGCCCCCCTCCCAGGTAATATTCAATTCCGCGCCGCAACCACGCCCCTACATCTTCCCCAGCCAAGATAGCCTTTCCGATGTCACCGTATCCTTGTATTACCCAGGGATGAGCTTGAGGATAATACTGATACCACCAGTCAACAGCCTCAATTCCGGCACCAAAAGCATAGGCAGGGCATTCCCGGCCCGGAAAATCACGCTCCCAACGGGTGCGGTTTGGTCCGTTGGTCTTGTCAGGATCAAGGGCCAACAGGATGAGCTTTTTTCCCCTGAGTTCATCATGATCTAGCTTGCAAGGTTTCCCCTTAGCCGTGTCCACGGGGATAAACGTTACTTCTGGACAAGCACTGGCCAAAGCCATTGCATCCCGCGCATTTTCGTTGATCAGGGCAATTTGTTGCCCTGGATTAAAAATATGATGCGCCTTTGAATATCCACAAGACCCCTTAACCACCCATTTACTATCATCCATTTTGCGGATCTGCACCCGGACAACCTCACCAGTTCCATCAGGACCAGACCAACAGGGGATGACCAAGCCAGCAGGCAAAACGATTTTGTCGGGGATTGTTCCATCCTCACGGGCAGGCAAGGCAGGCATTCCCCAAGCCCTTGCTACCTTGTAGGAGTTTTGGTATTCTTTCCCTTTTTTTATTGACTTTTGGCCTGGATTAAACCCAAGCCTGAGTTTTTTTACCATCTCTGCCGGCACTCCACGTCGGGAAAACCAATCAAGAGACTTTGGACGTTGCAAAATATGCTCATGACACTGATCAACAAACTTCAGGGCGTGTTCTTGCCACTTTTCTTGATCCTGGACGAAATCAGGAAAAACTGTTTCTTCAGGGTACCAGATATAGTTTGGCTTGTGCTCCGTAGCCACTTCAGCTTCATTTTTTTCTGGTTCGGTTACCCGCCCCCTTTGTGATCCACGCCCCCGCTGCTGATACGCCGGATTTTGAGGCGGTTCGTATCCTACGTAATCGCAAGCGTCTAAAAAGGACATATCGCGGATTTTCATAAGGTACGTTATTGCATTTCCGGCTGTTTTGCCGGAAATATCGCAATTCCGGCAAAAGAATGACCCCATATCTAAACATTGCCGATCCCCCTTTTTATCCTCCACCCTCACAATAAAATGATAGGGATGCCCGCAACCTGGACAGGTGCCGTGGAGTTCCCCGGAAACATTTTTACAAGGGAAACCGTCCTCTTGATAGAGATTTTTTATGTGCATGGTTAACAGTTTGGTTAATGTAGTAATAGCCATCAATGTACATAGCATGTAGTTTAAAAAAGCATTCTACATTGATGTAAACACATGTTAAATATGAATAAAATCAAAAAAATGTAGAAATGTAGTAAAAAACATGGAATCACAGATTTTTTGCATGCGCGTGTGCGCGTGTGTGTGTGCGTATATGCGCGTACATATCATTATGTTCTACATTGCTACATTTATAGTAATAAATAATTGTAAAATCATATACTTAATGCAGTGTAGAATAGTAAAAAATAACTACATGCTTTCTGCATAATTATATCTTTCTACATTACTTGGATTCATCTTCATACTTTTCAATATCCGTCTTAAAACGGATATTTGCGATATGAACCCCGTCACCGTCACGGTGTGCATATATATTTTCTGTTTTAAAAATGCGGCAGGCAGTATCAATCAGCGATGATTTAAAATCATTTTTTTTGAGGTGATTGTTGATAGGCTGGATACTACACCAATACAGATAGCGAGGGAACAATTTAGCATTCGGCCCATTATCATCGACATCAGGATCTGTTCCAAATCGGTCAGTACCCTTCCTTTTGTGATGCTGCCCTGTTCCGATATACGTTTTCGCACCTTCTGCGTATACTATTTCCTCACTTATCCACGCCACCAACCCGTTGCCCTCCTTTTCCGCTTCCCTGCCGGCGGCCACGATTGAGCTGGGGGGATCAAGCAACGTCTGGTAAACCTCGTCATCAGTCATTTTTAACGCCCAATGCAGCACCCCGCAAAGGTCTTCCTTCAGTCTTTCTTCTCCTCCATTTTTTTTAAATTCAGCCCGGTCTTTTGCCGGGATAGTTCGGTCAAAAATTATTGGCCTGTACCGCTCTGCAATCGGAGCGGCCTCAGCTTTGGTAAGATAGAGAGGATTGTTACCAATCATTAGTACAAATGCTTTATTTTCAAAATCAAATGACTTGTTTCCGTGTTTTGTTCGACTGGTCAACAAATCCTGCCCGGTGATCATATTAAGCACTCTCAGGTCAGTATAAGCTGCTTGCTCATTGAGGATTATCAACTTTTTTTCGTAAATTCTACCCATTTCAAATTTATCACCTCCCAGCGTTTCCAGATCGGCATTAACGATAGACGATTGATCTAGCAACATCTGGATAAATCTGGTCAAAGTTCCTTTACCTGCCCGAGGTTTTCCTTTCAGATGGACAAAAACTTGCACAGTTTTACCGGTGATGATCGCATTAATCATGGCCCGGATGAACTGCTCTTTGCCTTTGTCATCACCAAGCACAGACCGCAACCACGAAAGAAAGAAATTAGGCCAAGCAGTCGGAACATAATTGTAAGGCAAACACCACGTTTGGCTGTTATCAGGAGTAGCTGGACATATATCACCCCGTTGACCGATTTTTTCAATATCTACCACACCATTCTGAAAATTTATAAAATTATCAGTCGGTTTTGATAAAAATATCCTACGGTCATATCTAAGCAGTCTCAATGTCGATACAAAAAACGATTCCTGAAACCCGCCGCCATAAGGATGTACTGTTTCTTTTCGAAAAACCTCCAAGAAGTCACTCATCTCTTCATCATCTGTATAATATTGCCAGTGCGTCCCGGCAAATTTTAACCACATCCCTATTTTTGGGTCAAAACTCCTCATACCTTTGTTAAGTGGTATCAACTCGTTTACGACATCACTGTGCGTAAGCAGATTATAAGATATATCCCAATCAACAATTTTTTTTGACTTGTCACGGATTGGCTTTTTAGTGACCTTCACAAATTTTCCAATTTCTTCATGTTCTTCCATTATTCCACCGTTTTTCATTTTTTAGATAGGTTTTAATGATGAGGTGCGAAATACT